ATGCAGAAGCGAAGTTTACACAGCGGCTGCTGGTTGAAAACGGACTGGCAGCAGAATTGGCAAAGGCTGGCGTCACTAATCCGGCGCATCTTAAAGCGGCTCAGGCAATGCTTAAAGACGGCGTGCAAATTGTCGCTGATGGTGATGTAAGAGTCGCCAAGATTGGAGACAAGGCGCTTTCTGAGTTTGTTAAGGAATGGGCAGCAGGGGATGAAGGCAAGCACTTTGTCCAAGCGCCAGCAAACAACGGAGGCGGCGCAACGGGTGGAAGCGGTGCGGGCGCTCAGAGCAAAACAATGCCGCGCTCACAGTTTGACTCGTTACCACCGGCACAACGCTCAGAGTTTATGAGCGCAGGCGGTAAGCTGACAGATTAACGATTTAAGATTGACCAACGGTAGGGCCGTTGCATTATTCCGGCAGAGCCGGATAAATACGATACACTTGTTTCTATTCATCTTTTATTGAGGATTTATGCAATGGCTAATACCCTGACTAACCTGATCCCTGATGCTTATGCGGCTCTTGACATTGTGTCACGCGAGCTTGTAGGCATGATTCCCGCTGTAACTATGGATGCAACTGCATCACGCGCTGCGCTTAACCAAGCAGTCCGTGTGCCTATTGCTCCAGCCAACGGAGCTGGCTTTGATGTCACCCCGGCAATGTCCATTCCTGCCGCCGCCGATCAAACTATCGGCAACACCGATATCACAATCACCAAGTCACGCGGCTACCCGTTCTCCTGGAATGGTGAAGAGCAGGGCGGCTTGAACAACGGTGGTCCGGGCTACCTGCCTATCCGAGCGAATCAACTGCTTCAGTGTATGCGCGCTCTGGTGAACGAGGTTGAGTCAGACCTGTGCGCCCTGCACGCCACTATGAGCCGTGCTTATGGCACTGCGGCAACTACCCCGTTTGGCACTGCGGGCGACTTCACAGACGCATCAAACGTTCTGAAAATCCTCAAGGATAACGGCTCGCCCTTGTCAGCAAACCAGCTTGTTCTGGGAACCGCTGCTGGCGCTAACTTCATCGGCAAGCAGTCAAACTCCAGTGTTGATTTTGATAACGGCGTTATGTCTCAGGGCATTCTACGCACTATTAGCGGCATGGACATGCGCGAATCCGGTCAGGTGAAAACCTTCACCGCTGGCGCAATGGCTTCCGCCACTAGTACATCGGCTGCGTTTACTGTTGGTCAGACTGTGATCCCATTGGCAACTGCGGGTACAGGCGTGGTAGCGGCTGGCGATGTGATTACATTCGCTAACGACACCAACAAGTACGTTGTAGCATCAGTATCTTTTGCGGGCGCAAACCCTGCCTCTGGCGACACTATCACGCTGGCCGCTCCCGGTCTGCGCGTGGCTCAGGGCGTGGCTACTCGCGCAATCACTGTTGTAGCAACCTCTGCGCGAAATATGGCGTTTAACCGATCTGCAATCGTGCTGGCTGCGCGTCAGCCTGCCCGACCTACTGAGGGTGACTTGGCAATCGACGTTACGTCTGTAACTGATCCCCGATCTGGCCTGACTTTTGAAATCAGCGTTTACCCTGGTAATCGTATGGTTCGCTACGAAGTGGCTTTGGCATGGGGCGTGAAGAACATCAAGCCTGAGCACACAGCGATCCTGTTGGGCTGATTCTTGATTGATGGTGCGCCTCAGTGATGGGGCGCATTACTTCACTGTGTTGATGGGGGCGTCATGGCTTTAATTGTCGAGGATGGCACAGGCAAGTCTGATGCCGAGTCGTTTATCAGTGTGGCAGACGCTACCACGTATCACGCGGCTAGAGGTAACGCAGCATGGGCTGCGCTTGCTTCTGATACGCTTCGTGAGCAGGCATTAAGGAAAGCCACTGACTACATGGAAGAGGTCTACCGCCTTAGATGGGCTGGTAGTCGCACGACCTCTGTTCAGTCTTTGAGTTGGCCTAGAGCGTTTGTTCCGGTCCCCGACTCTCCGAATTACTTTGCTGGATACCCCGGCTTTATTCCCGATAACGTGGTTCCGCTTGCGGTCGCTCAGGCGTGTGCCGAGCTTGCACTGTTGTCTACAACTAGCCCGCTACTTGCAGAGCAAGGCCAAGTGATCAAACGAACAAAAGTTGACGTTCTCGAGGTTGAGTACGATCAATACTCAATGCAGGGGCGTCGATTCCCGGCTGTTGATGGGCGGCTTGCTTCGTTGCTTGAAAACAACACAAAACTGGTGCGCAGATGAGCTTTTATGCTGATGTTGCAAACCTTGCCAACAATCTACTGACGCAATACGGCCAGGCTATTACGCGCACAGCTAACACAGCGGGCGCTTATGATCCGGCAACAGGTGCGGCTGCTAACACATCAGTCAGCACCACAAGACAAGGCGCACTATTCAGTTATGGCAAAGACGCGCAGCAATATGTCAGGGGCAATCTGGTACAGATCAATGACCGCAAGTTGTTGCTTGATCCGACCGGCGCCGTTGCGTTAACTGATACTTATACAATACAGGGTCAGGTTTACACTGTAGTGTCTATCAAACCAACTGACCCGGCTGGCGTGCCGGTACTTTACGAATTGCACGTGAGGCTGTCATGAGCTTTGCGGCTGATGTGTCAAAGTGGTGCAGGGAGACTGTGCCAGAGCAGCATAACAAAGTGGTTCGCCGGGTTGTGATGGAGATTGCAAACAGGGCTGTTATGCGCTCCCCTGTGGGTGATCCTGCTATCTGGCAATCTCCACCGCCTCCGGGCTATGCAGGCGGGCGCTTTAGGGCTAACTGGCAATATGGCTTTGCATCGGCTCCGACAGGCTTCAGCGAAGCCATAGACCCGTCAGGCGCTGCTACGTTATCAAGCATCATTAACGGCGTGGCAAACAAACAAGGCGTGCATTGGATTGCTAATAACTTGCCCTATGCCGAACGAATAGAAAACGGCTGGTCAAAACAGGCCCCACTCGGCATAGTCGGCAGAATAGAATTGGAGTTTGAACAGATATTCAAAGCAGCGAGGGCGCAATGATGAGTACGGTATCAATCCGAGCGGCTTTGGAGTCAGCATTAAACGCAATGACTCCTGCACTTGATACGGCGTTTGAGAATGTGAACTTTGCGCCCACTGCCGAGTCTGTCCCGTATCAGATGGCGCATGTTATCTTTGCGCGGCCTGACAATCAGGAAATAGGACGTTCACATCAAGAGCTTGGTTATTTGCAAGTCAAATTGATGTATCCTATACGCACAGGATCGCTTGCGGCGATGACAAGAGCAGAGCTTTTGCGTACGACGTTTTATCGCGGATCGACGGTCACAAGCGGCGGCGTCGTTGTGAACATAACCGATACGCCGGAGATTACGCCGAGCGGCATAGAAGATAACCGTTACAGCGTGATTGTCAAAATCAGATTCAGATCATTTATACCAACGTGAGGTGAGCCATCATGGCGATTGCACAACGCATATCCAAGCAGACCACGATCAGAAAGCAAACAGGGCTTGGCGTGCCAGGCTCCAATACAGGGCAGATATTGCGCCGAACATCAAGCATCTTTACTGCTGCGCGTGACATGTACACTTCCAACGAGGTGCGCTCAGACCATCAATCAAGCGGTCAATCTTACGGGCTGAAGTCTGTAAGCGGCACGATCAACGGCGAACTGTCTGCATCAACGTATCAGTTACTGATTGAGGCGATGCTTGAGGCTCCATTTGCCGCAACGACTCCTTATGCTGCTGGCACTGATGTCACTCCAAACTCTGCCGGTACATTCACCGACGCGAGCGCTGGCTATCTGACTGCTGGCATTAAAACGGGTGATGTTGGCCGGTGGACTGGATTTACATCAAGCGCTGCTGCGAACAACAGCAAGAACTTTCTTGTTACAAGCATCACAGCGGGAGTGATGACCGGCGTATTTCTTAACGGTGACGCTGTTGTGTCGGCATCTGCTGGCGATAACGTGACCTTTACGGTTGCGGGTAAGAAGTGCAAAACGCCTCTGACTGGACATACCAAAGACTATCTGCAAGTCGAGGAGTATTACTCCGACATGACCGATTCTGATTTGTTCAGCGATCTGGTTGTGTCAGGATTAACCTTTGACATGCCCGCCTCTGATAACGCTACCATGTCAGCAACGCTGGCTGGATTGACACGTGCGCTGTCAGGCTCACAGGTAATGACAAGCCCAACTGCTGAAACGCAAACCGGCATCATGTCATCAATCAACGGGCGCATATACGTTAATGGAACGGCAATTCCGATTACTGGGCTGAATATCCAGATTGCTAACGGCGCGGCTCCTACGGGCGCTGAGATTGGCAGCAATGTTTCCGGTGATGTATTCCGTCAGCAGATTGTCGTAACTGGTCAATTCATGGCCATGCTGCGTGATCAAACCGTATCAGCACTGTACGACGCAGAGACTGAAATCAGCCTGTTTGCCGCGATGGCTGAGTCTGAAGAAGATGCCGCAAATTTCATGGCGTTTTCGATTCCTAAAATCAAGATTACAGGCGATGCGCCGGATGATAGTGATGCAATTATGCGTACCTATCCATTCAGTGCGCGCTTGAATGTAGACGGCGGTGCTGCTTTGGCGTTTGATAAGACGACCATTACAATCCAGGACTCAGCCGCTGCCTAAACCGAGCACCTGCCGCCCTGTCAACTGGTCTTCGCGGGCCAGCACAGGGCGGTAAGGGCGATATAAACTACCCGCGAGGATAAACAAATGACAAAGAAAACCGTTTCGCTTGATGATTATGATGTTGGCACAAAATCAAATGAAGGTGTTGAGATTGAATTACTGCACCCAACAACCGGCGACGGATTGGGTATGTATATCACCATTGTTGGCCGCTACTCTGAAACCTATCAAGCGCACATCAAGAAAACCGCGAACGATCAGATAAACAAAGCACGCAAGGCTGGCAAAAGCAAACCCGCAGAGGTTGATCAGATTCAGCTTGCACAAGATCGCGGCACTGATTTGCTTGTTGCTTGTACGACCGGATGGCGCACAGATGACGGCAAGACCCTGCACTTCCACGGCAAAGACAACGCTTATTCCGCTGATGCTGTCCGTGAGCTTTACACGTCCAAGTCGCTGCCTTGGATTCGCACACAAGTGGATCTTGCCATTGCTGATGATACAAATTTTTTGAAACCCTGATCGGTGAGCTTGTAGATTACGCTCGGTCAGAGATTGCGC